CCCGGAAGAGTTGATGGATCACCTTGAGCAGATGAGCTTGCTGGTGTTCCAGGCGTTCCAGGCTGATCCCAAGCACGGGTTTGAGGAGTTCATCGCTTCGGCGCGACGTTCGGCAGACATCACGGAGCAGCAGCTGGGTCTTTGATCTGATGCTTGGTTTTTGGGGTGGGCCGCTGTGGCCAGCACATTTCGGGTTGTTTGTCGGAATGATGGTTGTAGCGGCCCACTTTCAACAACCCAAGAAGGGGATTAGATCATGACGACATTGGATGAGAAGAAGACACGCTTGAAAGAGCTCTCTGAGGAGGCTCGGGAGCTGACGAGGAAGGCCCGTTCCACGGGTGGGGCTGATGGCTTCGAACTCAGCGACGCCGACGCTCAGCGGGCGGAGGCACTTGCTGATGAGCATTGGGCACTGTCCGAGGAAGTCGCCAAGGCTGAGGCGAATGCGGAGAAGGTCACGAAGTTCATGCAGTTCGTTGCCCCGGACTCTGCCCGTGAGAGTACGGGGACGGTAGCGCGCACGGCGGCGTTCACTGCCCCGATCATGGCCGCCTTCAAGGCTGATGCGCAGGCGCGGGTGTCCAAGGGCTTGCTCAGTGCCGGTGAGGTGAAACCGGCCTGGGATGGTCGGATCCTCACGGACCCGAAGCAGCGTTTCAGCGTGGCTGCTGCCCTACCTACTCGTTCGGTCACCTCCGGGTCGGGTTCCTACTTGCAGCAGAGCTTGCGGGAGAACAACGCCGCCACGGTGGCCCGGGGTGGTTTCAAGCCCACCAGCCGGTATGAGTTCGTGGAAGCTGACTGGCGTCTGGCCACGGTCGCTACCCTGTCTGAGCCGATCCCGGAGCAGTGGTTGGAGGACTACACCGGGTTGCAGGGTGTCCTCACCTCGGAGCTGGCGTACGCGGTAGACGCAGCCGTGAACGACTTCATCCTCAACGGTGGCACCACTGAGGACGGGGAGGTGAACAAAGGCCTGCTCAACGTCGCAGGTGTCGAGACCGTGGCCGCTCTGGAACGCCCGGAGGACTCCATCCGCCGTGCGATCACGCTGCTGGAGAATCAGGGAACCGACCCGGGACACATCATCATGTCGGCTGCTGACTGGGAGACCATCGAGGTTGCCCGCGACGCCAACGGTAAGCCCCTCTACAGTGACACGCCGGTGGACCGACTGAACCAGAAACTCTGGGGGATCCCGGTGATCACTCCGGCGCAGATGCCAGCCGGGACCGCGATTGTCGGTGATCTCTCCACGGTGAGCGTGCTGAACAACGGCACTCACCGGCTCTCCTGGCGTGACAGCTACGCCAACGTGGGCACCGTGGAAGCCCCTAAGGAAGTGGACCTCTACGCCACCAACCAGGTCCAGTTCCGTGACGAGGTCCGGGTCGGGTTGGAAGTCACCAGCACCAAGACCTGGCGTCGTGTCGGGCTCGTGGCCGGGGAGTGACCCATCATGCCCGAGTCCAAGCGTCGCCAGGCGCGTAAGACAGCCCGGGCCGCCCGTGCGGCGGTCCGGGCCGGGCGGCTGACCCCGCGTCTATTGGATGCGTGGGTTGATGCCGTCAACGATCCCCTACCCTCCCGCTCTGGCCTCCCGTTTGGTGGGGTTGCGGGGGTGGACCCGATGCGCGTGTGGGAATCGCAGCCAGCGATCCGCCAGACCATCGACTTCATGGCCCGCCAGGTCGCCACCCTGCCCTTGCACGTATTTGCACGAGTCGATGACACCGAGCGTCACCGGGTCACTGACTCACCCGTGACGCGGGTGTTGGGTAGGCCTTCCAAACTGGTCACGCCCGCGCATTTCTGGCATGGCATCACCGTGGATTTCCTCCTCACCGACGCGGCCTGCGCTGTCGTGGCAGGTGATGAACTGGTCCGGGTCCCACCGAACATGGTGGAGTTGGCTTCGGACAAGATGGGCCGCGTGAACCGCGTCGAGATCGTCAACGGGGCCGACCGGTTGGACGTCACAGACGTGCCAGGGTTCATCGTGACCGGGTGGGGCATGAGCGAGGCCGGCGGCGTGTCCCCGTTGAAGACGTTGGCCGCGTTGATCGGTGAACAGTCTGAGGCCGTGGATTGGCAGCGTCGGCAGTGGGCTGACCGCCCGAAGATCGCTGGCATGCTCACCCGCCCCGCCGAGGCTCCCAGGTGGTCGGATGAGAACCGGGAGCGGTTCTTGAAGGCCTGGGATCGTTTCAAGGCTGGTGCTGTGGATGGTTCCACTCCCGTGCTCGAACAGGGCATGGAATATCAGCCGCTCACCCAGCAGCTCTCCCCTGTGGACGCTCAAATCCTTGACGGGCGCCGCCTCGGTGCCGAAGAAGTCGCCACCGCCTACCACGTACCCCCCGAACTGATGGGGGTCCGCCCCGGCACGTTCTCCAACGTCCAAGCGTTCCGGACCATGCTCTACGGCCCGATCCTGGGACCGATGCTGACCATGTTCGAGCAAGCCGTGAACCAGCAGCTCGTACCCGGCCTCGACGACACGGCTGGGCTGTATGTGGAGTTCAACCGTGAGGCCGGTATGGCCGGTTCCACACTCGAACAAGCCCAGGTGTACGCGAAGATGGTCGGCGGTCCCGTCATGACCCGAGCCGAGGCCAGGGCCCGCATGAACCTGCCCTACATCGAAGGCACCGACGACCTGATCGTGCCGGTGAACCTCGGCGTTGGGGAACCAGGACGCCCGGAACTACCCCCGGGGGAAACCACCGAATAGACCACCTGCACGCGCCCCCGGAGTGTTGGCGTCAACGTCACCTACCCCCTGACCCATTGCGGATCCATGCAGGGCTACCGGGAGCGATGGGAGAGGAGCCGCCGTCTTTCTCGGGGCCAAGATCCTCCCAGCGCCACCACCCCGACGGGGCGCGTGCAGGCACACACCCGGAAGCCCTCCCCAGGCTCACGCACCGGTTCCCCGAACAGGATCGTGGGCTGTTCGGTGCGATCGTCATGGTGAAGCCTGAGAGAAGCGCTGGTCACGGTTCTTGAACAGTGTGAGCTTTGTATGTCATGGTGTTTGTCCGTGCAACCGACGAACAAGTAGGAGAATCACCATGAGCATCCGACGCAAACTCACCACCAGTGCCATCGCGCTTGGCGTCCTCGCCGGAGGTGGGCTTGCTGCGGCCCCGGCAGCGCAAGCGGGCACCAGCATCGGCAGCACATACAACGGTGCGAGCCACATCTACTACAAGTTCTACGCGTCCACGAACCAGTTCTGCGCAAAGCACACGGGCAAGAACCAGACGCATGAAGTCGCGTTCTACAAGAACGGCAAGTGGAAAGACAGCATCTTCCACACGGGCAGGAACGAATGGACGTGTTCGAAACTGACGGATC